CGGCCTTGCTGCCCTCCTAGGGGCGGCCGCTGCCGCGCGACCAAAGCTCGCCCATCTTGACGACCCAACAGTCGTTCTTCCACTCGGCCTTGAGCTTGCCCCAATCGAACGAATCGCCCTGCTTGTCGCTGTGGTCGACCATGACCGTGTCGCCATCGACGCTGGCGATGGTACCCGAGGACGCCGTCCTGTCCGTTGCCTTTTCGTGGGCCTCGAACGTGATCTTATCGCCGGTCTTGGGCTTGCGCTTACCCTTGATCAGCCCAGCGGCCAATTCCTCGGCTCGGCGGTCCAAGGCCCCCACCGCGGCCCTCAGGCCCTCCAGCGACAACCCGGCAGCGGCCTCGGAAGCGCCCTTGACAAGGCGCTGGCGCAGGCTGTCTTCTTCCGACATGTCCTGGCCGGCCGGTACCGCGGCAGCGGCGATCGGCGTGCCGGCTGCAAGAGCGGCGGTCGCCGCCGCGGCGGCAGCTTCCGCGGCAACGCGCGATTCCGCATCTTCGCGGGCGGCCTTCTCGATCGCCTCGCGCTGCAGCGCCGCGCCGGCCTCTTCCCGGTAGGTGTGCCAGACCAGCACATTCGGCGCGCTGACAGACGTTACAAGAACGGCTTCAGGGTCTTTGCCCGCAGCCTTGGCAAGCTCGCGGGCCTTGTCTTCGATTGTCATTGGCTTCCCCTCGGGTTTGGCGGCCTTATAGACTTCGATGACGCATTCACCGTTGCAGGGCCTATCGACCAGCGAGATTTCGATAAGATCCAGGCCCGTGATCTGCCGACGATCTTGCGCATCGCGCTTGGTAGCAGTACCGCCCACCGAGAAGCCTTTGTAGACTCCTTCGATGACCTTCTGCCAAGCCGCCTCGTCGACAATCTTGGCGCCAATGTACAAACCCTTGCCGTCAACATCCGCTTCTTTAGTAACACCAACAGCGGATAGTTGGTGCATTTCACGGATATTGGCGAATTTCATGTAGTCTGGCAAGGCGTCAGTCAGAGCGCCAATAGTGATAACCTCGCCTGTGGCATCGACAGCCGCAGTCGAGGCATAGCCGTAGACCATGCGCTTGGCGTCGTCGCGCTTGGTCAACGGACAATAGAACGACAGCGCCTTGCCGTCTTTGCCGACGGTCAACTCGATCATGGTCTTTCGTCCTCATAGAAGTGATTGTTGAGAAATGGTGGAGGCGGCGGGATTTGAACCCGCGACCACCAGCTTGCAAAGCTGAAGCTCTCCCACTGAGCTACGCCCCCATGCGAAGAGGCGTTACAAGCGCCCCGTCAAAAGCAGGATGATAAGCACGACGAACACGATGCCGAGAACCCCGCTGGGATAGTAACCCCAACCGCGGCTATACGGCCAACTCGGCACAGCGCCGATGAGCAGGACGACCAGAACGATGAGCAGAAGTGTTCCAAGTGACATTTGCTTTCCCTTTCCTCAGCCGATATGGACGCGGCCCGAGACGAGGACCGCTACCACAAGCAGCAAGATGATAGTCAGCGCCAGCATCAGCACCTTGTATGGAGCCGGCGCCGTCGAATTGTCGATGACCCGCACAATGAGATCGCGAGTCAGGACACCAATGACGATTGCGAGATACAGTAACCAATTCATTGTAGAAATCTCCTTTTTTACTTCGGCGCAATGGGCGTGATGATAGCCGGCTGCCCAAGCGTAGGAGGCGATGAGGTGTAGACGATTTGCGGGGGCGGCGCCGGGCGCTCCATCAGAAAGCCGGCGATCCCAAACAGCACACCAACGGCGGCAACTACTCCAAAGCCAATGGTGACGGCCGAGCTACCGCCTTCCCTGCGGCCCTCAGTTGTCGTCATGCGCCGGTCTAGCGCACTGATCTTGTCGCCGGTCGACTCGTTCGCTTGCGTGAAAAGCGTCGTGAGTTGCGCGAACGACTCTTTTGTTTGCTGCGCCTGCAGCTGCGTCGCATCGCCGGCCGCCTTGAACGCGGCATTGATCGCTTCCTTGCTGCCGGCTGTAGCCTGCGCGATCAACTCTTTGAGGTCTGCAAGCTGAATTGCGATTGTGGCGAATTTCTGGTTGTAGAGCAGATTGGACGACTCAGCGCCCAAGACCAGCAGCTCTTTGAACCGCTCCTCCAGCATTCCGACCTGACGCAGGACATCGGACTTAGTCGTATCGATAATCGTGGGGTAGGTCTGCGTAAGCCGCATTGCCTCTCGCATGCCCGTAAACTCTTTGTCGGTCAACTCACGGGCATGCGTTATTTCACGATAGAGCATATCCAATGTAAGTGGGCTGGTCTCCGGTGCATAGACAAGGCGCCAGCCGGATCGCACCGGGTGTTCGCTCAGATCGGGTGTCGGGCCGTTCTGTTGGTCGGTCATCACGTGCCCTTTCTCTCAAGGCTACGACCCGCAGGCGGCCCCCACCTCCACGATCAGGTCGTGCGCGTTGCGGATCTTGTCGAGGTCTGCCCGCGAGTGCCGGGCGCCGGCTTTCTCGATCGCCTTCTCGCTGGTCTCCTTGCTGGCACCGGCACAGTGCGCACCATCGACCAGCTTCGCAATCGCATCATGGCACTTCTGCAAGTCCTCGCGGTCTTGCTTGCTGTGCCGAGCGCCAACCTTCGTCAACAAATCGACGATAGTAACAAGGCGCGCGGCGCGGTAGGCATTACTCGCGTTGCTGCTCTTGCCCTCCGCCTTCTCGCCGAGCTTATCGGCGGCGGCCGCAGCCGCATCGCCCTTGTCGGCGTTGCCCGCCTTGTAGTGGTCGCGGGCTTCCTGGTACTTCTCGGCAGCCTTATCGTGCGCCTTGGCTGCTGAGGCATGTCCGCGCTCCTCGCTCTTGCTGTCGGAGTTGAGTGCGTAGTCGCGGTGGCTGTCGGCTTGCCGCTCATGGTAAGTCTGGCTTTGTGTGGCGTAGTCCTCCTTATCCTTTGTCCCACCACCGGCGCCGTCGCCACCGCCTGACGCGAACCTTCCTTGCTCGTCATGGTTCTCGTTCATCTTGAGCAAGGCTTCCAAGCTCTCGATCTTCATGGTGAAGCTTTCCTTTCCCCTTACTGAATTGCGACAATGCCGGGGGCGATGGTCGTCGGCTGCGTCAGCACATTGCCGATCGCGTACCAGCCTTGAGCCCGCAAGCCCGGCATATCGTAGTCCGGCACCAGCAGATAGGCCAGCGGCGAGCAGACATAGGTCCGCCCGCTCACATAGCTGGTGGTAAGCGAAGTGCCGCGATCCGGCGGCATCATCTTGACAGTAGCCATAGCCACTTCTCCTTGGCTTGAGGGCGCTAGGCTGCGGCCCCGGTATAGGTCCGCCACGTAAGGCCATCGCGGAAGATCGCAGCACCGACGGTCGTGTCGATGTAGATGAATGGCGCCTCGGGCGATGTCGCCGGGGTCAGCACCGGTCGCTGTGCCGTGGTACCGACAAGGCCGATGAAGTGCCAGCCATTGGCGCGCACCCCCGGGCCGTCGAAGTCCGGGATATCGTACGCATTGCCCGGCGTGCCCGTATAGGTCCGGCCATTGACCCGAATCGTCTGCTTGGCCACATTCGTAGACGGCAGAAACCGCCAAAGCAAATTCGCCATTTGCACCTTCTCCTTTTACGCTAGTGGTTATTCCTCGTCACTTTCTTCAGCCGAGCCCTCATCGACCGTCTCATTGCCTTCGTCGTCAATAACCACTGGCGCTATAGCACAGCGGCAATTCGGATGCGCTGGCGGCGCATCGTCATCTGACTCAAAATCCTCGTCCAGATCGATCGGACCTTGCGCGGCATTTGCCTCGCAGATAGGGCAGGCCCCTTCTCCCATAAGCCATTCTTTCTTGACGACAATTCCGAGGTCATCACGAGCAGAGCGATATCCCACCATTGCGCCGGCATTGTTGGCGATGATCGTCTCGGTGCGCGCAATCATCATGGCTCTATCGTGGCTGAACGCCGTGCTCTCCTCGATCTCTTGCGCAAGGTCGTTCAGATCCGTGCCCTCTACCATCGCGTTATTGATGAGCGAGTTCAGAATCGTCCGAGTGGTATCTGAGATCGCCCATTCCGCATCGGGGTTCTCGACAAGGACGCCATCCACCCACTTCATGCCGACAAGCTCGGCGGCCCTTTCCTCTGCGTAGGCTTCGGCGCGTTCGTTTACCTGGTCTACCAATTCGCTCGGCGCATTGGGGCCGATCTGCGCCATGGTTCGCTTGCTGGATGCGCCAGCTACCTTCTTCAGCTGCGTAGCTGTTACGCCAGTAGCAAGGGCATTCAAGGCCGAGAGGTCTACGGTTACGCTCTCGTTCAGGTTGGCTTTGCCGGCCTTGCCCAGCTTGCCGGCAAGCTGTGTTACGATTTGCTTGGCGACCTTGGGCGCCATCTTTTTGAACACTTGAGCGACCTGTTCGACAATAGCCTTCTCGGCTGTCTTTACTTCCTCGGCCTGGTGGTCAACCGGGTCGTGATAGCGCATGCGCGCCTTGCTGATCTTGTGCGAGGGCGTACCCCGATCTGCGTGCGGCAAGCCTTCGCTCCATTTGAAGTCCCCAGTATTCCAACGGAAGTGCTCTCGCGCGATCATGGCCGTTTGCCTAAGTAAGTCATTTGCACCAAACCAATCTTTTGATTGACCTTATCGATACGAAAACTAGCACCTCGTCCTATAATAACCTCTTGGGCAAACTTCTCTGCCGCAGGATCACCCATACCTGACACGTAAATAGCCGCACTCCCTTTAGGGACCGTAACCACTGCTACTGGGCTCACACTTTCGCCATCCGTCGAGAACCAAGCGGCGGTCTTAGCGCTGGCCGACGTCGACACAAAGCCCTCATCAGTTATGACTTTGCCGACCAACGTTTTATAGTCGGGGCTCTGCAAGCTCTTGGCAAGATCGGAATCGGCGCCGAAAGCGCGGAACGTCTGAATAGCCACAGGAGTCTCCGCCTTGCCAAAAGCAGAGTCCATCACCGAGATATCAGCCGCCATCGCTCCGTCTACTGCACCTTCACGAAGCTGAGTATTCATTTCGTAACTAACGGAGCCCTCTTGATACGCAGCAACGGCGTCTTTTTCATCGTCAGTCAACGGCGCTTTGAACCCATCAGCCGAGAACGTATCCAAGACTTTCTGCGGGGTGGTCTCGCCAATTTGGGTCAACCATGACTGAAGACGATCACTCTGTTCCGAAGACAACGCACCCGATTCCCATCGTCCGTGATCGTCTCTCGGCTGATCAGGGTTGTAGGCCTTATGCGTAGGCGTCCCTCGATGCGCATGCGGAAGCGCAAGGCCGAACCGCTTATCGAGGGCGGTCGTAAGGCTATCCACATACTCACCGAGGGACTTGTCGAACTCGGCCTGGACCTCTTTGGGCACGCCCATCGCTTTACCTCAATTGTATTTGTAGCTGCCCTTATAGGCCGCGGCAGCCTCGTCGGACTTCCAGCCGATCCGGCTATGGAACCCATCGAACAGATAGACGTCGGCCACCCGCTTGTCCGGGTTGATGATCATGGTCAGCGTCTTGCCTTTGATCTCGGCCCCAAGACGGGACGAGAATTCTTTGACCGCGGCTTCCTTGCGGTCGATGATGGCGGCCTGCTTGGCCTCATTCCAAGCCCGCTTGTCGCTGGCGCTGGCTTGCTTCAGCCACGCTGTTTCCTTGGGGCCGGGCTGGCCGATGGTAGCCCGCCATTGCTGCGCGCCAGGGCCGTTCGAGACCATTCCTGTTTTGACCTCGATCAATTCGTGATCGCCGACAGCATCGACCGGGAAGTTTGACCTTTCCGTATTCAGCGGCTTGGCATCGGTCATCCCGGTCGATTGCAGATACGCCAAGGCCACCTTTTCACCCAAGGCGCCGGCCGCCTGCTTGGACAGGGTAGCCTCGGTCTCGACTTGCTTGCCCTCAAAGGCTCGCTCGTCGCTCTTGGTCAGCTTGACGCCCGGATCGTGCTGGCCCCCGCTGCCGCCGCCTTCGCCAAAACGTCCCCGCTCGTCACGAGGCTGCGAGCCGTCGGTATCGCGCTTCTCAGTAGCCGGCCCACGTCGGTATACGAAAGGGCGGTCGACGACTTTGCCTACCCCCTCTTCCTTGAGGCCATCGGACCAATTCGACTTGAACTCTTTGAAGCGCTCGGGGCCAAGATGGATCGGCCCGTCGTAGGGCTCCACCTTGTCCAGGTCCGGCGGCGCCCCGCTGTAGCTGATCGTGACATGCGGGATGTAGCTGTCGTAGTCCGAAGTCACGCCCAACGACTGTAGCTCATCCCAGCGCAGTTCCAGGCGCTTGGAGCGGAACTTGAGCACGCATGCCTGGTCGCCATTCTCGGTCGGCTGGCCGAGATACTCTACCGACCGCTCATAGCCGCGAGCCGTTATATTACTAACGTGGTCCGGGATGCCTTCCCAGTCCACAGGGGTCTTGCAGCACACAATCGTTACGTGCAGATCCGAGGCCGGCAGCGTCGAGGTAAAGCCCTGGCTCTTGGCCCACTCGACGATATCGTCCGCGTTCGTCACGGGCCGCTTGATCAGGAGCGGCAAGGCCCCGCCCTTGGCCACCTTGTCGGCATCCTTCGCCGGCTTGTCTTTGCCGGCGCCGCCGTCGACTGGTGCGTTCCCAGCGGCATCCCCCTCGCCGCCCTTGCCATCCTGCCCGGGCTTATCCTTGGCCCCTGGTGCGCCCGGCAACGCGCCCGGCGCCATGGGGGGCGGTGGCGGCGGCGGGTCCGCGGCGATCGAAACCGGGATCGGCTGCGTGCCCATGTAGACCATAGCCACATCGCCACCATCAACCTTATCGCGGCCCAGTTCCTCGCGGGCCTCATTGATGGTCATCGTCCCGTTACGGATCTGCTTGTCCAGCAACCCAATATGGACCTCGGGGTCCTGCTCTTCGTTCTGGACATAGCCGAATTCGAGATCATCCTGGCCGAGGCGCGACAGACAGGTGTCCATCAGCAGCTTGACCCAGCGCATGAACGGGGCAAGGCCCTCGGCCTCGGCGGTTTCCTTGGCCGTCTGTGCGGTCGCTCGGTTCATCTGCTTGACAAATGCCGTCGGCGGCTGATTGAACGCGTAGCAAGCGATGCGTACCAGCCATTCGTCGAACTCATCCTTAAGATGTACTTCGCGCGTCGGCATGATCTTGGCTTCGCCGGGCACAAACTTGGCGCGCCGACGCTCAGCCGTGTTCCCGGCATTGATCGAGTCCCAGAACTTTTGGTAGGCGATGATCTGCTCAGGCGTCCATTCCTTGGGCGTCCCAATCAATGAGTCCGGGATGTTGCCTTCAGTATAGTACTCGAGTTGGCTCGCCTGCCGGCGAAGGGCGATGTTGACCAGAATGATGATCTGTTGTACCGGCGACATGCCGTAGACCTTGTGCGGCCTTGGGTTCCGCGGCATGTAGATGAGTTCGTCGGTCGTATAGTTCCACGCCGGCAAGCCTTTGATTTTCTGTTGATAGGCCGGCGTAGGCGGCATCGGCGTACGGCCATCCACGCCCAGCAAGCGCTTGACCGTCTTTCCCGCGACGACCTCAAAGCGCCACGCCAGCGGATTGTCGATATTCATGTACAGCGTGGGCGCGTCGAACACCAACAGATCCTCAAGCAAGAGGCGCAGCCAGACCGAAAAGGGCTGGTAGCCGTCCGGCTTCTCGAAAAACCGGAGCGATTGCTCGATGCGCCGGTTCATGTCGGCATCCGCGGTCACCACATCCGCGCCCGCACGGCGCTTGGGCCGGATAGTCCACTCGAGTGCCTCAAGCTGGTCTTTGCGTGTCTCGATCAGAAGACGCGTGACATCGTGATATTCCGCCAGCGCCTCCAGATCATCGAAGCTAATCGAAAAATCGACAGCTTTCGTCTCAAGGTTCGTATTGGTATAGACCGGATAGTCGAACTGCCGGCCCTCTTCCTTGGGCGGCCCCATCGGCGCAATAGGCGAGCCAGGACCGAAGAAGCTGATACCGTCGCCATCGATGAAGCGCCCGGTCGCCATATACTGCGCCGCACGCACAAATCGACCGATCAACCCCGGCTTCCCTCGGGCGTTGTCCTGAACACTCATGGGCTTGTCCTTTTAATCTAAGTAGTCGGCGGCGCCGCTGTTGCGGCAGGCGTGGACATATGCGTTGGCGTTACCACAACCGGCAACGCAGTAGCTGCCGGCGGCGCCGCCACAATAACCACCGGCGCTGGCGGCAGCGGCAAGGCAGCGGGCACTACCGCCGTATCTACCCGAGTAGAAATGCGCTCGATCCGTTGCGCTGTTCGTTCGCCATCTACATGAATACGAGCGATTTCACCAATCAGGTGCACATTCTTAGCCTCAAGCGCGGCCGTAATCACCTGCAATTCTCCATGGCGTTTTTCGCAAGTCAGCCATCGGTCAGTTTGCTCGGCCACCTGCGCCTGAAGGCCGGACATAATCTTCATTAGGTCCGATCGCAAAGTACTCTCAGCCTGAGCCAGCGTTTTACTGGTCTCGGTCTTAGCTTTCTGTATTTCGGCCGTGGTGTCTAGCTTATCCTTTCGCGCCGAAGAGGCAAATGTATGACGCACCGTCAAGAGCGTTGTGATGGCGCCTACAAGGGAGCCGATCACTGTTCCGGCCGCCGTCCAGTCAACATCTAGCACGATATGCGTCATGATCTCCTTATTCCCCCCGCTCTGCGTTCGCGTAGACTTCCATCAACCTCCTGACCAGATCAAATCGTAAGATGAGTTCTAAGCAAGTGCCGACGCTGAATACTGCGCAGGCGCCCTTTATACCAAGATCGATGTAATACCACGGTGACCACATCAGCACCGCCCCGAACAGATGAGTTAGGCCGCAGAAAAGTATGAACAGCCCAAACATCCAAAACAGAGACGAGATAGGGAAACGCCGCATGCCTACCGTAGCGCCAAACAGTACCGAGGAGATGCCAACGTACGATAAGAATATCGCCATATCGAAGATGACATTTCCCCAAACCAAAAAGGGTACTCCAGCAAGGCAGTAGTAATGAGGCGAGAAGAGAACACCCATAACCAACCTCACTTGCTACAAATACCATCCTAATGGTTCCCTTTGCTCAAGATGCCGAGGTTGCGAGACTGAAGCCCTTGGTTTTCCTGAGGTGGTCCCAAAGCTTGGGATCGACGACAAAAGACCCATTCTCGTCGCAAAACAAGGGACGGCCTTTTAGATCGTAGATCACATTCACGTTATCCGGACCTCGTATTAGTACGCCCCCATTTTCCAAGGTCGGCAACGCGGCATCTTTGGTAGCTTCTTCTTTCCGCGCCTCAATCGCCTCAGCCTGCATTTGCATGTAGTCGATCAGGCCCGAATACGAATTGAAGAACGCATTGAACGCGCGGCTTGTAGCATCTGCATCGTCGTCAAGATCCGGGAACGCCTCAAGGGCAGTAAACCACGCTTCGTTCCAGTCTCCGCGAACCACCTTAATGAAGCCATGCTCTGCCTGCGAAGAAAACGGCGCAAAGCGCTTTACCTTATCGCCCGTCTCGGGGCTAGTCTTGATTGCATAACCGGCAAGCTCTTGCACATAGTAGCTCGCCTGAAACTTTCCAGCCTGCCCGGGGTCCTGAGGCAGGTTGATTTCTACTTGGGTACCATCCTGGCTCGCCGTATTGCGGATGAGAGTATCGACCTTATGCGGCGATCCCTGCAGCCGATTGCTATGCGCTACGTAGAACCCTTTCGTCTTGACGCTGCGCCCCATCTTGACGCTGACTGTCCAATCCGGCTTATTCGTCTGGGTCTTTTCCGTGCTGGCCAAGTCCCACCCGCGCTTCCAATTAACATCGGCCGGCACATCCTCGGGTTCGATAACCTCGCACCATGCGCGATGGAAGTAGAGACCCGGCGCCGGACGGATCTTCCAATTGCCGTCAAGCAAGCGTTGGCGCGAAACAGTATCCAGCGCCATGAGCGACGAAAGATATTCCGGGTTCTTGTTCAGCAGCGCCGGATTGTCGTAAATCTTGGCTGGAATAAACGTCACCGACTTGGGCCGGTAATCGATCGGCGTACCATCCGGCATATGCGAGGGCAAGCCCAATAGCTCGGGTTTGAGATCGTCGGGGTCGTCGCCCCATACGATCTTGTCGCCATTCCGAACGAACCAACGCAAAACGCCGGCGCGCTCCGGGATGGGGAAGCCGGTATCCTCATCGATCCACCACGAGATAAACTCGGCTACCCAGCTGTCGGCGTCCGGATTGCACGTCGCTCTGATATAGGGCTTGACCGAACCCGTCGATCGATTGCGCGACATCAGATAGAAGAATTGGTACTGCGTAAACGTCGTCAACTCATCAAACAAGATCAAGGGCACCTGCGATCCGTGCCAAGTCAGCACCGTCTTGTCGTGCTCTAGGTGGTGCATCTCGACGCGACCGCCGCCCGTAAAGCTCCATTTGAGATCGCCCGAGACCGGCACCGCCGTCTTGATCTGCCCATAAAGCTCCAGCGATTGGTCCCACAAGGACCCCGGCTTGGTTATCTCAGGGCGCACTCGCCGGAAGATGACCGCAAAGAACCCCGGCTTTTTGACGACATAATGCAGAGGCTCAAGGAGCAGGCCCCAAGATTTACCCGTGCCGGCGGCGCCGCCATAGATGGCGATATCTGCTTGGCTTGAAAGGAACGCGTGTTGCGGCCCTGGCTGCGGCCCGATCGTTATTTTATCGTTAACGATCGTAGCCTCGACAGCTTCCGAAGCCGGGGCGGCCTTCTCGCGAACGCGCCGGCTCATGCTGGCGTCACGCAGGGCAAATAAGCCCAGATCGACAACTGTTGTCCATCGCTCGCAATCGCCACGCACTGCACAACGTATGTCACCCCGCCCACGCAGGTACCGATTTGCACGAGGACGGCGGCTGTTTGAATACCCGAGCCGACGGGCGGATTGGGCGCATTGATAATGATCGGCGCCGTCAGCACCCTCGTCGATGCGCTTGGGTCTTGAACAAGGGACTGCGCCGCCACCGTGCAGAATACATTTACCACGGACACCAGATTTGCGCCTGGGGATAGCAGCAGCCCAAAGTCAAAAGTAATGTTCTCTTTCTCGACGACTGCATCAATCGGGGGAAAGAGCGGATTGGTTCGAGCCATTTGGACACTCTCAAATTGAGCGATGAGATTGCGATACTGAACGCCTGTGACAAGACGCGGACGATCTTCATCGAACGCCAGCAGAGCCCGAGAAGCCGCAGCGCGGAAAAACCGCAATACAGGCTTCGGTATACCCATGAAAGCCCTCCTCGGGCGAACTGCCAAGCGATCGACAGCCAGCCCTTGCCACGGTTACGATTGTTGATGATGAGACGACGCCAGATGTCGATTTGCCCCAACCAGTGCTCCTTTCGATTGGTGCTCTTCATCGCGATGACCCCAAGATCGATTGCCCCGGGGGTCATCGCGTAGCACTGCGAGCACCGAAGGAGCCCTTGCGGGTTCGGCGCATGGCATTCGCTGCAGCGCGGATAGACCACGGCCGAGAGGCGTTCGGCCTTATCGACGCGCCCTGATGCTACCAAGTTTTTCATTTGCTCTTTCCGGCCCTCCAAATGCCTTACGTCAAAGCTGCCAGCACTGCCGGGTCCGCTTGGACCAAGGCTTGCTCGTCAGCGGAAAGCCCACTGGCCTCAAAGCCGGGGCGGGTGTCGTCCAGCAACAGCAGGAATTGCCCCGGGACGAGCGGGTTTTCGACGATGTCCCACCACCACTGGGTGGTTCCGTCGATAGCGCACCCTCGGGCTACCGCCTCGGCGTGCGATCGATCCTGAGCCAGCTGTTTGGTTGCGAAAACCAGATACCCAGTAGTCATTGAGCTTACCTCCTTTATGGAGTGTGGTAGTACACCTTTTCGTTGGCTTGAAAGGCCTGTGAATTTGCATCCACCCATGCCGACGGTGAGACAATCGCTTCGCCGACCAGACCGGTAAGAGGATTGCTCGTCACCCCGCCGGCATTGCCAATTTGGATCGATGATACAAGCCCACCGGCCCCCGCTGTTCCTGGCGATGTAATGCTCTGATCGATGACCTGCTTTGAACTAGCGCCGTTGAATATCGTACCAAGAGCGTGGGCAGTGGCATCCGCTACACCAGATGTTAGCCCCTTGATCGAACCACCAGCCAGGAACTGAAACGAATTTGCCGTGTTGCCGAAGAACATCTGATTAGTAGACCCATTATCGCCTACCAACGTCTGAATTGTAGTAAAGTTTGCTGTACGCTGGGCAACCGCAAACACGGAGAGCGGCTGAGCAACTGTGGCGGCCGCGTTCATTCGATTTGGACCTGCCGCTGAAAATAGGGCTGCAGGTCGCCCGTTTATAGCGGCCGAACTAAGCACAAGGCTAGGCTGAAGAGCAACCGTACCTTGAAGCAAGTTCAGGCCGCTACCACCTTGATCGTACCACGTAGCAATCGAGCAAGTTGTCGAGGCACAGAAGGTCGTGGCTGTAGTAACGTCAAGATCGCCGGAGGTGGTAAAGCCAATGTCTGTCGTCGCGCTATCGCTGGCGCGCAGGATATTGATCGCCGGCCCCGCATAGGCCCCGCGCAAGCGCCGCATGCTGTAGGCGGCGGTCACCGCCGGGTAGTTATCAAGCGGCCCCACGAAGTTGGTGCTGTAGTAGGTCTTTTCGTTCGCCTGAACTGCCTGCAAAGTAGCGGTAGCTACCGCGCCCGGGAAGACCGCAAGCTCACCAACCAGCCCGGTCATAGGGCCAGTCCCGGCGCTATCATTGCCGATAGTTATTCCGGCCACGGCACCAGACCCAGGATTGGCACTGGGACCTGCCACACCATCAACTAAGTTATAAGCAGTGCTGCTTACAGTCCCACCGACAGCATGAGCCACATTCTCAGCAGCGTAGAGGCTTGTCGTAAATAAACCGAAGTTATAGGCTACCCCGCCGGGGGCGTTGCCGAAGTAATCAGTGCCGTTGCTGGGCGAGGACCACATACCCGAGAACGACGAAGAGCTACCAGTGCGCTCCACTACCATTGTAGAGGAGAAAGGTTGAGATAGCGCCGGAGTGGTCGCTCTCGCCAATTGAGTAGTGGAAGCGCGCAGGAACTTGACAGCGGCACGACCATTCATAGTCGGCTCGGACAGCACAAGCGTCGGCTGCTGCCCGGCTGTCGCCTGTGTCACATCATAGGTGCTCCCGCTCTGATCGTATAGAGTCACCACCCGGCAGGTAGTGGCCGCGCAGAAGGTCGTCGCCGTCGCAACGTCGAAATCTCCAGTCAAAGTAAAGCCGATGTCCGTCGTCGTGCTGTCCGAAGCGCGGATGATGTTCGCTGCCTTGCCCAAGTAATTCGATACCAGCCGACGCAAGCCATAAGCGGCAGTTGGCGCAAGGCCATCGAGCGGGGCGCCTATGCTGTAGTAGGCTTTCTCGTTTGCCTGAAACGCAACATTATCAGCATCCGCGATCGCGCTGCCAGTCAGCACCAATTCCGGGATGACGCCAGTAAGGGACTGCCCTGTCGGGTAAGTCTGGCCGACCATGAGGCCGCCCATCGTCGCCGAGCCTGGATTGCCAGGGGAAGTAACAGCCTGATCAACAGCAAATTTGGAAGTGCTGGAATTGACCACCGCCGCAATAGCATGCGCGCGTCCATCCAAGACTGTCGCAGTTGGGAAACCACTCCCGGCATATTGGTACATCTGATTGGTGGTGCTAATACCAAAAGCGACTACTGTGATTGGCGAAATGCTGCCAACGGCCGTCTGTCCCGTGCCAGCCCCCGCCGTCCGATTGATCACAAACGAGTAGGTGAAAGGTTGTGAGAGCGCAGGCGTTGTCTGCCGATAAAGGATCTGCGCCGAAGCGGCAAGATAGGAGATGGTCGGCCGGCCGCCCAATGTCGGCTCGGACAAGACAAGAGCGGGTTGATTGGCAGCTGTAGGCTGCGCCAAATCATAACCATTCGCGCTCTGATCGTACCACTTCGCAATCGAGCAAGTCGTCGAGGCACAGAAAGTCGTGGCTGTAGTGACATCGAAGTCGCCAACAGACGTAAAGCCAACATCCCTCGCCGTACTATCCGAGGCGCGGACAATGTTGACGGCCTTATTAGCCGCATAGCTGGATAGCAGCCGACGCAGGCTATAGGCCGCGGTCACCGGGGGCTGAAGATCGAGAGGCCGCGGAGTGTAGTAAACAGCCTCATTGGAAAAGATCGTGTTGAGATTAGTTACCGAAACCGCGCTATCGTAGGCGATGGCTTCGCTGATCTCTCCGCTGTAGAACTGCCCACCGTAATCCTGTCCGATGCTCCAAACAGTTGTTGCGCCGCTTGCCGTAGCAAAGGTCGGCGCTCCATTAGTTACCCCATTTCGGTAATAGGTCACTTGCGTGCCGGAACGAGTAAAAGCAGAAATATTAGAACCACTTACGATATCAGGCAGCGTCGCTGGAGTTGATGCACCGGCATTAGGAATGCTCAGTAGCTCATTAGCACCCGCGCCAACCCGCCAAGAGATCGAACCAAGCGTCGCACCGCCGGCAGCACCTTTGCTGAGGATAGTCCCTGCCGAAGCTGTTGTGGGATAATGGACTGCAATCCCAGTTGCATTACCAGTCCAAGCCGGCGTAACGCCGCTTTGCTGCAAAGATGTCCCAGACGAGGTTGTAAACAAAACCGTCGGCCGACCATTATGCCCAGCAAGCAGCAAGGTCGGGCGATTGGCCGGGGTCGCCTGAGTAACATTGACACCATTCGCGCCCTGATCATACCAAGTAACGACAGAGCAGGTGGTGGCAGCGCAGAAAGTCGTGGCTGTAGTGACGTCGAAGTCGCCAGCTGTGGTAAACCCAATATCGGTTGTCGCGCTGTCGCTGGCGCGGCTGATATTGACAGCCTTGTTAGCCGTATAGGTACCAAGCAAACGCCGCAGGCTGTAAGCAGCCGTGACCGGCGGCTGATTGTCCAGCGGATAAGGGCGCGCCAAAGCCGAATCGAGCGCGGCTACCTGAGCCGGTGTAAGCACCGTGCGCATAAACACGGTTGTATCCATATTGCCGGCGTAAAAATTCGATGAACCCGTGCTGCCAATGCGTGTCGGGTTTGTCGTAGAGTTAAGAGTTCCTGCATTTGTTCCGAAATTTACCGATACCCCACTTTTGTAGACGCTGGTATTGCCGTTAACTGCTGATCGAGTAGCCCCTATCGACAGCCAGGAAGTCAGCGGAAACGTGCCGGGATCTTCGAGGACATAGGATGCCCCGCCGATGAACTGCTGAGTTCCAACATGATTGTTACCAGAATTACTAGTCTCAAGCTGATACTGCGAATTGGCAGGAGATGCCCCATCCCCTTTGTTTATGACAATCTGAAACCCCGAAATAGAAGTTGGGTAATCCCACGACAATAGTGAGAAATTCGTGCTCTCAAATGACAAATCAGCAACATTTCCGGCACTCAAAAAACTAGTCACGCCATCGAAAGACAGCGACGCTCCAAACTTACCGGGAACAGAGAAGGAGAGGGCCGGTTGATTCGCCGCTGTAGGCTGCGTCATATCATGCGAAAGGCCGCTCTGATCGTACCAAGTCACTGCCCTGCAGGTCGTCGCCACACAGAAGGTCGTAGCTGTAGTAACATCAAAATTGCCAGCAGCCGTAAAGCCGACATCGGTCGTCGCGTTATCCGAAGCGCGGATGATGTTAACGGCCTTATTAGCCGTATAGTTGGATAGCAAACGACCAAGACTGTAGGCACCGACAACTTGCCCAGCGTAGGCATCGAGCGGCCCAACAAACGTAGCCCCGCCAAACCCACCCGGGCCGACACCCAGCGTGAGCATTTGTGGTACAGCCGGCGAACCAACCAGCAGCCCGGCCAGGACGGTGAGCGCAGCAAGGGCGCGACGTAAGATCATGCTTGTAGCTCCTAGCGATAGGTAGCGTTGACGAAGAGGCCGGTCGCTGCGTTGGTATTGTCGTTATCGGCCGACCCGCCGGTGATGCAGTAGGCGATGCCAGTGGAGAACGCAGCGCCGGCCGCTGGCATGGAAATGACGAACCCCCCTCCGGCATTTGAAGCGCCGTAGGGGATCGGAAAAGGCCCCCAGACCACCGTGTCAGTATTGCACGTTGGCGTGGTCGCCTTGTTGTAAAACTTGAGATAGTAGACCGTGGTCGTGGTATTCAACATCGTCATGGTCAGCAGCGTTCCCGGCGCCGCTTTCATGACGGTAGCATTCGTCGAAGCTGCCGCGATCAGCCGGTGCAGACTGGTGCTGGTGCAGGGTACGGAGTGCCAAGGCGGCCCGGGCACGCCATCCCATGTCATGCACACCGTCCCCGTCGTCGTCTGCGTATAGCTCGGGGCGCCGGTCGTATAAACAGCTTGCGCAAAAGCCTGATGGCAGAGAACCGCCAGCAAAGCGGCAAACGCCAGAGCTACCCAGTACCGAGTTTTCATATCTGCAAGTCTCCTTTTGCCGTATGCTTAGTTGGTCGATACAAAACCAATCGAGGAAACGAAGATGCCCCGAACCAAGATGCCACGAACCACCGTCAAGCTTGGCGAGGAAGAAGCCAAAGCCGATCTGTTCATCAACTGGGCAAAGGAAAGCGTTTACCGCACCTACCCCCTGGTCAATGATAACGGCGTTGCCCCCATAGCCCAACGCTACGATGTGCCGGCGATCCATCTCGCCGAGCAGGTAGTACAGGGCATCGCCACGCTGCTGCGCAACGGCTACATGCTTGAGATCATGCGCGCTACGCAAGCCGACGGCTCGAAGTACGAGGTCGTCCACCTACGACGCCAGGACTTCCCGAAAGATATCCTCGCCATTATCATGGCGCCCTAAGCTCAATCACCAGAAAGGTCGTTTACTCAAATGTCGAAAGAAGCCATCACCACCAACGATCTGAACAACTGGGCTGTCAAGCTGGCCCAAGCCGGGCGCTACCCGATGGCCGAGGCGATCGCCCGACGAGGCCTTGCCCTGGACCCGGAGTCGGCCCTGCTCCGCGGCACCCTCGGGCTGGTCCTCTTGAATGCCGGCAAATACAGCGACGCCATCGACGAGCTTGGCGAGGCGATCGACAAGGAGCCCGAGGATTGGGGCTTTCATCACAACATCGCGCTGGCCTTCATGGCGATCGGCGTATTCGACATGGCCATGAGCCACATGAACCGCGCGGTCGACATCAACCCTACCGACGCAGCGGCGCGCTGGGACCGCGCTCTCATCCTTCTGGCCGGCGGTCAATGGCGACAGGGCTGGCAGGAATACGAAGCCCGCAAGACCTGGTTGCCGCACCACTATCCGAAATGGATGTTCTCGACATGGCGCGGCGAGGACCTCGCCGGCAAATGGCTGTTCGTCCAAGCCGAGCAAGGCGCGGGCGATACGCTGAACTTCTCGCGCTACCTCGCGTGGGTCAAGTCCAAGTACCCGACCTGCAAGATCGCCTTCGCCGTCATCCACCAACTCGCCGCCCTCTACCGCGGGCACCCGCACATCGACACCCTCATCCTTACCGGCGAAGCCATCCCCAAGTGCAACTACGGCATCTACCTTTGCTCGCTGCCGGGCATGTTCAATACGACCAACGAGCACGTCCCGCCGGATGATGGCTGGTTCAAGACCCGAGCCGGGCAGTTGAACTTCCAGATCCCGGAAGCCAGCGAGGGGTCAAAAAAAGTCGGCATCGTCTGGGCGGGCAATCCCACCCATCGCCGCGACGTCGATCGATCCATGACGCTGGAGCAATTCCTGCCGCTGGTCAGCCGGCCCGATCTCTCGGTCTATTCGTTCCAATTCGGCCAGCGAGCCGGCGATATCTCCTTGCTCGGCGCCGACGGCTTCATCGTCGACCTCGGCCAGCACATGTCCGACTGGACCGTCACCGCCGGCATGCTGGCCAAGATGGACTTATTCATCGGCGTCGATACGGCAGTCACCCATCTGGCCGCCGGGATCGGCATCGAGACGCACATCTGCCTTTCGTACGTCAGCGACTTCCGCTGGACGCATGAAGGCAGCGACACAGTGTGGTACCCCTCAGCCACGCTGCACCGCCAACCCAATCTCGGCGATTGGCGATCAGTCATCGAAGACGTGCTCGATACAATCGGGCCGGTGCCTGAGATCGAAGTTACCAAGACCGTAGCTCTGATCGACACCGGTCATTCGTTCAGCGGGCCGGCGCTGGTCGGCGACGCGAGCGATCTCAGCGACTAATCAAGGTCAATCCAGCGACAGCGGATGGCCAAGATAGTCAGTCGGTAGGTAACTATGCCGGTGGCGACAATCGCCACCGGCACCCACCACCACGCCATCCTCGCCTCCTAGCGTTCCCGACCATTGCTGGGCATCTTGATTTCCACTTCAGCCTCAGGCGAGACCGCGTGGCCTTCAATCATTAGGGGCGCTTCGCGGTCCCGCCCATTGCTGGGCAGCATGATGATGACCTGCGGGCCGTCTGTCCCGCCCGATCCGCCGCTCTCGTTGCCCTTCTCGCGATAGCCGGCCCGGCTCTGCTCCCACCATTTGATGGCGCCGACATCCGGCGCGCATCCCTTACGAATGATATGGGTCTTTTTCTTGCCCTTGACGATTGTCTCCTCGACGATCGAAGGGCGGCCAACAGCGAGATCCAGCAGCGAGGCCCCGACACGGGCCTTGGCCTTGACCAAGCCCACCTCGATCTCGCGAGCGAATACGTCTTCCAATTGCGCAACGCTTATCGGCTTACCTGTCGCCGGATCGACGATGAGGACCGCAATTTCCGCCAGCGTCAGATTATGGGCGCGGACCTCCTCGACCAACCGCCGCTGCTCATCAGTCGGCGCAAAGGCCGGCGCTGGGGGCGGGCCTTTCTTGGCACGCTTAGCCGGCAAGAGGTCGCTAAGCCTGACCCGCGGCGGCGCCACATAGGCGCCATTCATCCTTCCGGCATTCATGCTGTGGTCTCCGGGACGGGAATGTTAGACCGTTGGCAAGGCCCGAACTCCAGGGCCTCGGCTTGGTTGATGCATTCGATGACGACCGCGATTGCGGCCCGCATGGGGAAGCCCTGCCCGAGGCAGTTGTCGATGACGTCGCGCATGGTCTCAGGCGCGAAGCTGATCGAGGCCTGGTGCATGCGCCTACGCACCGGAAGCGGCAGGCTATCGAACAAAGCCATGTTCTCGCGCAGATCGGCGAAAGGAACCTCGTTCACCACCTGCGTAACGGTATTGCGAATAGTCATGGCAGATCACTTCTTCATTGGGTTCCGCGCCACATGAGATCCTACCAAGATCACGGGCGCCTCGGGGCAGGTCTTGACATCAGGAGCGTGCGCCTTGCCGCACAACGGGCAAAGCCAGCCTCGCGGCTGGTCCTTGCGATCGATGCCTTTGAGAGGTCCTACTTGTTCCATGGCTTACCCCTGCACGACGAAGCTACATTTATCCCTATTCATCGCGCGCTGGCCACTTTACGCCTTCCCTGATCGCGACCACATCGCGCTGGGTGCGCAAGCGCCCGAGCTTCGCCTCGCTGTCGCCGCGAACCACAGCGCAATTCAACGCCGTCTGCGCATCGATGAAAGCCTGCGGCAGGCGTTGTGCCGGGGCAGGTTTGCGAAGGCTTGTCCGTCCCATGGGAATGCCTACTCCGGCGCCACGATCGGTTGGCCAACGATAGCAGCAGTGCACACCAGGCACACCTCGTCGCCGTTGATCGTCCTGTGGCGATGAATGCGCGGATGGGCGCAATCGGTATCAGGCGTAGCCCATGAGTGCCCACACGCACACACCACCTTGCCGTCATCGCGCAAGCGCCGCAAGCTGACCTGATGATAGCAGACCCGCGGCACCCGGCGCTCTACCTCAGGCACAGCCGGCACCGGCTCGGGGGTCGGTGGTGGCGATGCTGGCTGCGGCGCGAAAGCCGCAGCCAGACGCTCATCGATGTATTCCGCCACCTTCCCCTGCGCCTTGCCCAGCAAGACCACAGCGTCAGTCAGCCGAGTATCCGCCGGCAATTCCTCTACCGCCAGAAGCGCGTCGCGTATGGCTACTTCCGCCGCCGTAAGCAATTCAACATGCATGCGTCTGGTCATAACAGCGCCCCTTGACGAGGATATTTCGTCAGATTCCCATGATAGTCGATCCACTCGACCTCAAGGCCGGCTTTGATCGAGATTTTGACCATGTGGGCCGTACCGCTGGATCGACTCAAATCGTGATGGAATGCCAAAACCAACTCCGGCTTACCCTGATCGAGCATCAGTTTATTGCGAATAGGCCCGGCCGCCAGTCGGTAGGTTTCCCAATCGGCGGGATAAGCTTCGATGCGCCAGCCCAAGCTCCGCCCAATCTCGGCGCTCATCCTATCAGCGCCCCGTTGGTCGCCATGAATGAGTGCGTGCGGGCCGGGCGCCAGCGCCAGCAAGCGTTCGCTCATCACCTTAAAGTTTCGCCAGCCGCGCCCGCCACACACTAACAGCCGCATCATTCATCTCCTCGGGTCATCGCCGGGTCAGCTTTGATGATGTTGTATACCTTCCGAGCCATGGCGTCGCGGATAGCCTCGGCGCGGAATGCCCAATTGCCGACATCCGCAATCACCGTTGCTTTGCGGAAAGCCTCAATCGGCGTCGCCTCGATCCGGCATACCCGCAAGCCTGACGCCAGATGCGTCAAAGACCACGCATTGGGCTCGATCAGGAACATGCCGAGAGCGGCATAAGTATATCCCTGCCGCTCTTCCTGAACTCGAACACCATCATCATCGCGTCTCGCCGCAATCGAGAACGACGTCGCTTCCCAGTAAGCGCCGCCAATCCGAAACCCTCGCACCCGTGTCGGCATTCAAAGCTCGCTATCGCTGGTCGGGCCGGGCATGCTTACATAAACCTCTCAAATCGCGCCAACCGGAGCGAGACCGCAACCAGCGGCAGACTGGTGATAGCCCCTGGGTAGCGTTTGAACTGCTCTTCCCAGTACACCTTCGCGTCAATCGCCTCCCCCCATGTCATCGTATCCGCGATCCGCCTATAGATACGATGAGCACGATCAAAATCCATCACACTTCAACCCGCCAGCTTGCTCTACACGACATACGCGCCGGGCTACTGCAGCGTCTCGCCCGAAGGCGTCTTCGGCACAGCCGGCTTGTTGGTCTTCGGCGCCGCCATCATTCTGTCAAAGACAGCCTGAATTGCATTCATGTCCGCCGGGTTGATCCACAACACGTAACCCGCGTTACTTAGTAACTCGGCGATTTTGTCATAGGCGCCAGAGGCAGCCATGTGCCCCCAATCAGCTACCTTTGCATCATCAGCCATCACCCACCAATGCCCAGAAGCTACGCCGCAGCATTCATAAATAGCCGATAGCGACGATTTCTTCGTCACAGTCTGTTCCTCCATCCCGGCCCGCGAAGATTGCGATCTTCGATTTTGACATCCGAAGCCCAAGGCGCTAATCGAGTCGCTTCCGCCAGCCTATCAGCGCTCATGATATCGAGCGCCCACCCGGCTGTCATGCGTTTGCGGCCGCTCATCGTAAAAGTAATCTCAAAGCGCCAGCCTTTGTCGCCGACCTTGTGGGGCTTGCCGTATGAATGCATCATAGCGGCGTAGCCGCTACTTTGCGACCGGCCTCGTTGACCTGATAGTAGGGCCGGAGCCGCCCTTTAACCTTGGTCACGCGCTTATCGACCAGGCGACGCCGGACCAGGCTGTCAAGGACGCGCTCCATGCTGGCGGCTGTACCCCATACCCAGCCGCACCCGGCGTACCACATCCCGCTGCGTCGATCGACACACAAAGAACGTAGGACAGAACGTTGCATATCACCGAGCGGCTTCATGACGCCCCCGCCGCCTTGGGGCGAGCCTCACCGCAATCAATACACCATACGATATGCCCCTGGTTCTCGACGCCACAGTGCGGACAAAGCCAAGGTAAGGGAGCTGGCGGAGCAGCGCCTCGACGCAGCGTAGCCCGCACCGCTAGATCCAACAGCCAAGACCGTCTCGCTAGGTCGCTCATCGATCCACTTTCGTCAAAGGGCAGCAGCGCCCGGTCTTGTAAGGCTCGCCGTCGGCCAGCTGCGGGCACTTGATCCAGGCACAATCGCCATCGCGCTGCCCATGGCACGCCTCGGTAAGCCGCCGCTCAGCCTCGATCTCGATCAACGCTTGGCAATCCCAGCACCGCGTCTTGCCCAACAGCTGATCAAAGTAGGCCGATCGATGCTCGACCCTCAATGGATCATGCTGCGGATGTGGTGACTGCATGCAATTCCGAATGAGTCGGACGTGGCGAGTGCTAATGCTGGCCGCGTGGCGACCAACCAGCGGGATGGCCCTTTCCTGGCCTTCCGGGGGCGGCTGGATAGGCTCGGCCGGCTCGCCGCTATGATCGGGCCGGTCCGCCTGCCCACCCCTCTTGAGGCGTCGGACGACGTCGAGAGGCCAAGGCGGCCCGTGCCCGCGAGCCTCCTTGTTGATGGAGATGATCGCGGCGTCTAGCGCTTCGTTCCAGATGTAGTCGTAAAACTCATTGGCCGCGCGGCGGATCGCAGCATCGATCTGAGCAACCCTCTCGACGTCGGTCATGGCATGAGGCTCTTAAACAAGAGACCGCCAAGGTGCCCTGGAACCAGAATTCGCATCACCGCTCATCCTCTCCGGTGTTGTGGTACCGGCTGGCCATTGAAGAAGGCTTGCCGCCGCAGCATCGCATCGTAAGCTTGGGCGTCCCGCATCTCTTGCAGCAGCCCGGGGTTGGCCTGGAAAAACTCCCGCCACAAAGCTCGCTGCTTTGCTTTGAATTCGGCAAGCGCAGCCTCGTTACGCACCCGGCAATACCCCCAAGCGGCGCACGCCATCGGCGATCGGCAAGAGGCTCGCAGGCACGTCTCGATAGTCACGGCTTGCTTTTCCTCTTCTTCACAGCGAGTCACCTTGTTGTGCCGCCTCGACCGTAAGGCGCCAATTCGTTCCGGCGCCGATCGTGCATGCCATGCGGCCCGATGAGACAATCCCCACCATCGTATAGGTGCCGGTCTTCGGTGAAACGAAGATAATGATGGGCATCTCGTCCGAGATCGCGTAGACCTCAGGCACTTCGCCATACTTGGCTTTGACCTGATCGGTGAAATCCTTGAGGGGCAGACATTCGCTGCGCGCCGGGATCGGCGCCAAGAGGAAGGTCGCCAGACACCACTTGAGCACGCGCCAATTCATTTTTCGTAAACCCCCTGAAATACCTCGGGCCGAATTGTACGTCCGGCCCGAGGTCGATGGCGGATAACGGCTACGGGCCGGCGACGATGCTCAGAGTATTCGCCTTGAAGCCTGCGGCAAACGTAGCCGCCCGCTTCCTGTCGATCTGCGAGCCCGGCGTAGCCACTTCGTCGAGAATGGCGACGAGCGCGGCCTGGTCGGTGGGGGGCGAGAGCTTGATCTGAGCCGGCGTGGCCTTGAACGCCGCCGAGGCCTTTTGCGCGTGGCCTCGATCGTAGTTACCCTTGGCGGCGACTTCCGCCAGAATGGCAACAATGTTGGCCTGATAGTCGGCGGGGGTCATGGCAAACTGCTCCTTTTAGGTTGGTGCCTCGATAGCACCCAAGAGCGCCGTCTTTTACAACGGCGCTCCAGGCTGCTACCGCAGCTAGGCGACCGCCTGCGAAGCATCGATGGTGACGCCGTCGGCGACGATATCCTCGCCGGTGTCCCAGTCGATCTGTTCGGTCGATCCGCTCACCTCGACATCGTTCTGGCCGCGATCGCCATCGGCGGCGACCGTGAAGACCGACGAGCCGCCGGTGGTGTTCGCGCTGCAGTCGTAGCTCGCCTGAGTGGTGCCGGCATCGGGATCATCGACCTGCGAACCGGTGACCAGCTTGTCATTCGGATTGCTGCTGGAATGCTTGGCGGAGCCCGCCTCGAACTTGCCCGGGCCGCCTCTGAAAGTGAACTGCGCCCGCACGGTGACGGGCGTCTGCGGATGAAGCTTCATTGCGTGCTACTCCTTCTCGTTGTTGCGTGCTGTAATAGTTACGCCATCCGCCACAATCTGGAAATCGCGACACCAGCGTGGGCGAATACCTAACCGAGCCAAGGCCCGGCATAGAAACATACGAAGCCAGCGCATGAGGTCTTTTACCTCTCGGGTTTGAGTCTCGTCTGCGCCAGCCGGTCCAGCTTGACCAAGTCCTTGCCGCAGGCGACGATGTCATCCTCAGGCACGCCAAGGAACCGTAACGCCATCCGCGCATGGTCCACCAACATGCTATCCGTCTCGGGCTGCGGCGGTAACGGCAAGCGGATGGGGCGGTTCGTCATTCTTTCACCAGCCGCTCGATCAAGGTACCCAAGGGTTCATTGGCGCCAGCCGGCACGCAAGATTCACAGGGTACCGACTTGTGCCTGAATTGGTTCCGGCGGCAACCCCGGCCGGCGAGGCGGCAAGCGAACATCGATGTCGCGCGCCTCTTGGTCTGGCTGATGATCTGGAGCTTGTCGAAGGGCGTTCCCTCGGGGGTCGAGACCTCGACCGTATTCTGGTTGACCCGCCGCCGCTTGAGGCGGGCCGGCTTCGGCTCTTCGACCAGCGTAGGCCGTTCGTAAGCAACATCCACCATAACGGCAGCCTCCCGGAGTAGCGCCAAATCCCTCATAGCAGCTGGTCCGAAAATCGGACGCATGCTCATCCCTTCTCAAACGTTGAGGTCAGGACCTCGGAGTATTCGCACTTCGACCCAATCAACCCCCCGAGGCCCTGACTATCATCCGCGATGCGCGGGCGCTAGAGCTTCGTCATAAGGGGCCTCCTGGGTTAAGTGGGCGGACCGGACGCTTTTCCCGCGACTCGGCTCGACACTTTAAGCATACGGAAAAGGGCGAGGCCCCACGCCTCGCCCTATCCCAAGCGCCTGTCGTAACCCGGCTCGCTCCGGGTGCTGCCCCGCCCTCGCGAGGGCGGTACGGTCGCGAGATTTACCGTATCGTTAAGGACCGCGCTTACCTTGACGCGGCACTTAATGCTTACGAGAGCAAATGTCAAATGAAAATTTTATAAACGCCTTAATCTGACAAGTTGCGGCCCCGGCCGATCGATCACTTCTGCCACCATGGCGTTGGGCTCGCAGGGCCGGGGCATGACTGAGGCCCCGGGCATACCAAATGCACAAAACAGCCGTCTAGCACGCCAATGGTATCCGGCTCGCTCATCGTGCGAATAGGCTCTCCGCATCGAGCACAAATCGGCAATTCGTCATCGGGATCCCAATTGGGGTCATACATGTCTCCCATCGCTCAGCCCTCTTGCCCAGCGGGCGCCGGGGCACGGGAGCGGGCCTCAAGTAAGCGCCGAGCGACGCGCTCCTTCGCCTCGTCTTCCGGGTCGACATCCTCTGACGCCGCATCAGCAATACCGGCGTGATCCAGCAGGCCTTGGAGCGCATCAGCGAGTGCGCGTGCATCGTCCAGCGCCTCGACGAGCGCGGCCCGATCATCCGCCGCCGCTCTCGCGGCCTCGGCCTCGCGGGCGGCGATGGCGGAGCGGGTAACGATTAGGGCAGCTTTGAGCGCCGTCCATTGCGTGACATTTATCGTTCCGGTATTGCCGATTTCACTAACGATCGCGTCAACGGCCTCGATCGGATCATCATCCATCGCTCAGCCCTCCTTCCCAGCGGGCGCCGGGGCGCGGGAGCGGCAGATGCCCGCTGCTTCGTCAGCCCATCGCGCGCGCTGCTCGTTGCCGGCGAAATCTCGCAGACCCCGAGCTAGATCCTCAAAGCCAACGGCAAGGTACTCACGCTCGGCTAGCGCGGCCTTCTCCGCCGCCTCCCTCGCGACCTTGGCTTCGCGGGCGGCGATGGCAGCGAGGAGGGCGGCGATGGCAGCGAGGAGGGCGGTGCGTCTTGTCCAACAACACCCCGATCTCTTCCAACATGCGCGCATCAGCCGATCGATCGCCCGCTCCACCGTAGACCACATGACTACCGCCCCTTCTCATCCGTGCGGGCTGGCGGAAGGTGGGCGCGAGCGTCGGCAACGGCCGTACAGACTGGACACTCGCAATCTGGATAGGTGCGCATCACTCGCGTGTCGAAAAGTTGTCGGATCGACTCCCGCATCCTCTCGATCTCATCAAGCAGCGCCAGCACGCGCGCCGGGTTGGCGGCGGCGATGTAGGCGGCGTTGCATCGACCGACCTCATCCCATGCGTGGGTGCCGTCCTCGTCCACCTCTTGTTGGATCTCGGCGGCATCCGAATTCTGCGTGTCGGCCAGCGTTTTCCCGTCTGGGCCGAACACTGCATAGGCCCAGTATTTGCCGCGCCCGTCCTCACTTTCCTGGGGGCCAGTTTCCCACGGCCCAGGCGTCGCCGCCTCTGCCAGCCGCCGCAGCTCGCGCTCATCGTCGCTCAGCCCGCCCGGGCTACCCTGCGGGTCGGCGGAGATGGGGGAGGGCGTGGTCATCATCGGGACACCGTCGCGAGGCAATAGAGCCACGAGTGGCCGACAATCCGGCAATCATGCCAGCGATACATCTGCCACCAGATCGCGGCACCGACGACAGCAACGAAAAACGCAACGACGGCAAGCAGTAGAAAGAGCGCCTTCGCCTCCTCTTTGATTGTGCCCCAACGATTGGTCTTCATCCTCATCTCCTCAGCAGCGAGGGCCGCGCGCTGCGGCCCTCTGTGCCGGCTTCTAGTGCATCGTCGAGAGGTCAATCTTGTTGGTGAGGGTGTAGCTGTTGGATGCCGCCGCCTCGGCGGCGCTGGCGCGAAGCTGGTCCATGGTCTGATAGGGCTTGTTCGGGTGGTCAGTGATGTAGGCGTTGTTGGGATTGCTGCCGGCGTCCCCGGTCGAGGCGATGCGACCGCCCCCGAACGGGTGACCACTGGACGAGCCGTCGCCCTTGCCGGCGAGCGCGGCAGTGCTCATCAGAGCCAGCGCCGCCAGGGCAATTGTCGCGCGAAGAAGCTTGTGCATGTTCGTATCCTTTCCTTGGGTTTCTGAAAGCGCAGGGTCATCCCCGCACCTTTAACATACTCACCTCAGGACAGGATCAGGTCCAAGGGATTGTTACTTTCCCCAACCCCAGCGAACAGCCCATGCGATCGCTTCATCGCGAGGGGCTCGCGTTGTCCCGATCGCTATACTCAGCCCCCGGGACATCGGCCACGCAGGCGACGAACTGCCCATTGTAGAGCAATGGCGATTGACCCGGCTGGCAGCACGGCCGGTCGGGAGTCGGCCGGCAGACATCATCGGCCATCGTCAGACTTCCCGCCATAACGAAACCAATAGCAATCATCAGAGACCGGATCATTTGACTAGACTTTCTTAGGGATGGGGGCGGCTGCCGCAGCGGCATGCGAGGTCAAAGGCAAGCCGCCCCTCTAGCAGGCAAGGCGCGGGGGCTTTTCTCCCGCTACGCCATCGTCTGAATTACTCTCCACATATCGGGTTCCCCCGAAGTTGGTCCGTGCAATGCTTCATGCTTTGGTCGGCGCCGGGCAATGCTTGCTAACGGGACTTGGACTGCATGGCAGACCTCCTTTGCTTCCTCGTTGCGAGGCCCCAGCCGCTCCCACGGTGCGCTCGTCAGCTAGGCCTTGTTCTGAGACATACGATCCTCACCTAATCGGCTTGCCGTCCGTGCACACAAAGATAGCGAGGTCCGCTACCACATCGACCATCTGCGAACGGGCTCGAACGCTGCGCATGACCTCAAGGAGGGCTGCTTGTAATCCAGCCCGCATCCCATCAGTATATTGCTGAGCCAAGGCCGCCTCGTTATCCAGGTCGTAAGCCACCGTTCGCTCCTTGGCCAAGACCGGCTTGCCATTCACAACGCTCATTCCCGGGTTCCTTGCCACCACTTGACCGCCGTAAGATCCGGCTTTACCGCTTCATGGATTAGCAGACGCTTGCCATCCTTCTCGATACGTACGGGCGCACCGCATGCACTATCCATCAGCGCTTTGCCAACCCGGATCTTGGCCTCGGCCATGCCCCGCTCTAGCTCCACCTTGAAGTGCTTGCGTAGCGTATTCTTACCGATCGGCTTACCGGTATCGCTATTGATGATGAGGTTCGCGATAGCGTCGTAGCTGGCGCCCCTGCTCCTCAAGAGGAATACCGTATCCCGCATTTGCTGCGTAGCTTCAAACGGCGGTGGTCCCGATTTGCCGTCCAGTGGCCGGGACCGTAGCTTCAATGCGCCGAGGCGTACTCGCCTTACCCTCGCCTTGCGCAATTCCTTTATACCGCTGGCCTTCATGTCAGTGGTAACCCTTGTCTGCCTTTCTATCTGTTACTTTTTATTTAGATCAGCACCATTTGCCTTGGCTTCGGCTTAGGCGATAAGCGGCGGCGCACCTCTATATCCATGG